TCTTGTTCTTTGAGGTAGACAAGTAGTCGTGGATGTCAATGATTCCAACGCCCATCATATTTGCTAGGGCTGCGTTTGAACTTAGACCAACTGTAATGAAACTGCTTATTGATGTTTGAGTTGCAGTTCCAGCAGCAGTTACTGTTGCACCATTGCCTGACAACCTGTGTCGTGCATAGTTTGCAGCAGTATCGCCATTGATTCTCATAGTGAAAATATCGGAAGTATCAATAGCGGTATCGGTACCCTTACAAATAAATCTCACCTGTAAATGTTGATAGCCAGAAGGAATGCTACTAAAGGTAATCGTATTGCTAGACCCAGTACCAGTAGCAGTAGCAATAGACTCAAATGATGGAACTGGCTCAGAAATCGCTCCCCAACCATATCCTTTTACGCTACCTATTGAATCTAATATTGGGCTCATAGGTTAGCCTCACGCAAACTTCGTCTGTGATCCTAAAACAGTAAACGTTGCAGATCCTGTTTTAATAATGTTAAATACATAAGCATCAATGCTAGAAACATTTCCTGCAGATGGAGCGGCTCCGCCTTGCCATTTTGGAGTTACAGAAGATCCATCAACTTGAATAACGTTTGGGTAATAGGCTGTTGTGCCATTTGTATTTAGCCAAACTAATGTAATAGAGTCATTAGTTGCTAATATGCTATTTAAAGAACTAGAAACATTTCCTCTAAAATTTAATGTATGATTCGCTGTAGCATTTGAAGTATAATACCATGTTCCAGCAGTTAGAGCATCAATATTTATTGTTCCTGTTGCTGCCGACGAAACTATATTCATTCTTTCTTCTGGAGATATCATTACTGGCTGATTGAGTATGGGAGAAGTAATAGTTTTGTTTGTTAATGTCTGTGAACCAGTAAGAGTAGTAACCGTTGAATCTATTGATAATGTTACTGCACCGCTATTTCCGCCACCTTGTAACCCTGTGCCAGCTGTAACCGATTCAATGTCTCCCGCTAATGTAACGGATCCTCCAAGAGAAATTGCAGATCCGTTAATTGTAATTGCTGAATTTTGCAATTGATTATTTGCAATTGTGCCTGTGATGCTAGAAGCTGGTAAAGATGCTACGCTAAAATTATTATAGCAATTTATCTGAACAAAATCGCCTGCAGCTAACGCTGTTAAACCTGTAATTGATGTTCCATTTGTAGCTGTATAGTCATCTCCACGAACTAGAAGAATACCATTGAGATATACCTGTTCCTGCCCTGGAGTATATGAAAGAGCTTGTGATGCATTATCATATCCTGAAAGACTTGTTTCTCCGCCTGCCGCCGTCTTGCGCCAGATAAGACTTGTTAAAACACCATTAGCGGGTGGATATTGATCTATCATGCTATCTCAACTCCTGATATGTGAAATTTAACATCTGCGCTTGTAGCAAATCCTGCCAATATATCAGCAGCTCCGATTACAGTTTTTGGCTGTAGATTAATAACTGTATTTGCAGAAACTGGAACGGTAGGCAGAATGTTTACTCCGTCTACTGTCATTGTAACATATTGTTGATTTGAAGAAGTATTTGAAACTACGATATCTGTTAATACTGATGTTGTAGCTGATGGGACGGTATAAAGAGTTGTAGAACTTGTTGCTGCCGCCCCTCTATAAAACAATGTTGGATTAACTGCCATTTATAATACCCCCATCAAAGCATAAACATCAGCATTATTTGCAGTATCTGTATCTGTAAAAGTAATTGTTGTAGTGTCTGCTTCAGAATTATCTGCAAATGAGGCGCCTACAAAATTAATAATTCCTCTTGGTGTAACGGTTGTTCCGTTATTCTTAATTGTTTGATTATAAAGTTTGCCCCAGTTAATATTTGTACCATCTGACTGTATTGCATAATTTACTGTTCCGCCATTTTGTACTGGAAGCAAAGCGTTAATAGCATTTGTTGCTGATGTCTGTCCTGTTCCGCCAGCAGTAATTGGAAGAACATTTGTAGAAGATATATTACCACTAGAATCTGTGGTAAGAATAGCGGCTGAAGTAATCGGGATATTTAGTCCAGATTTTACTTTAAAGTTTTTATCTGCCACTTATTCCTCCTACAACTTTACTTTACTAAATTTAACAGTTACATTTGTGCTTGCCGCATCTGTTACAGTTACTTGAAGAACTGCATCTGTTGATGCTGTTGTTGCTGAAACTACTACTCCTGACATTGTTCCGCCAGTTTCAGTAATTGCAAATTCTGTCATATCCACAGAAGTTCCATCGGTTTGCATTACAACCTTTGAAGTTCTAACCTTTGAACCTTGCTTTAATGAAACCATATATTCAATACTTGTAAATGATGACAATGCTGTGGTGTCTACAGTTTCTGCAGTATTTCCAGTAACTGTATCTGTTCCAGTTGTAATTGGAACTACTAATGTTCCCCAAGAAGCATTTGTACCATCTGTGGTTAAATATTTTCCAGCATTTCCATCTTGTGATGGAAGAGTTATTGGTGCCGCCGCCCATGATGGGACTCCAGAGGCAAGTGTTAAAATTTGTCCATCTGTACCTTTTGCTAGTTTAGCAAGGGTGTCTGTAGCAGATGCATAAAGAATATCTCCTGATGCATATGATGTCTGTCCTGTTCCACCTTTGGTTGCGCTAATCTCTGTAGCGCTCCAGGTTCCTGCAGTAATTGTGCCTACTGTAGCAATGCTGTCGTCGCCAGTATAGGTTCCACCAGCTACTGCTGCAAGAGTTGAATTATATGCTTGAACATCTGTGCCAATTGCAAGTCCAAGAGCAGTCCTTGCTCCTGATTCAGTTGTAGAGCCAGTTCCACCATTTGCTATTGCAATTGCGGATCCATTCCATGTGCCAGTTGCAATTGTTCCTAGCGTTGTAATATTTGTACTGCCAGTCCAGGTTGATAGAGCAGTATTTTCAACATTGCCTAATCCAACTTTTGAAGCAGCCAAAGAAGTAATCCATGCAGGATCTGAATAAGAACCTGTAGTAACTACTCCGTTTGTTGCAGTATCTGCATTTCCAGTTAAATTACCAGTAAATGTTCCCGTAATTGTTTTATTAGTCAGAGTTTGTGCTGTACTTAGATCTACAGTAACTCCTGTATCAATTGATATTGTACCTGGAGTTGCTTCAGTTAAACCATTTCCAGCAACAACAACTTGACCAGCATTAAACTGGACATAGTTGATTGAAGTTGTTCCAATTGTAATTGTTCCAGTTGTATTTACAATAAATCCGTATCCTGCTTGTCCGCCATTTTGAACGAATGTAAAGTCTCCATACGCTACTTCGCCTGATGGGGAATTATCGGCATCTGTTGCACGAGTAAGAACCCAAGGGCTAGTTCCCTCAACTCCTTTATCGGTCAATGTATAAATACCATTTTGTAGGGCTGATGTCTGATTCTTTATAAGAATGCGATTTCCAACATCCCATGTTGTATGAGAGTCAATCCCAACCCATGCACGATTTGTATCTGCTGTTAAAGTTGCTCCTACTCCACCGACTCCATTATCATAATTTGCTGATAGATTGCTTGTCGTTGCTCCATGAACGGCGGCATGGAAATTAAGTCCAGCAGTAGTATTATCTACATAAGCTTTAGTTGCAGCATCTCCTGAAGCAGTTGGTGTTCCCAAATTTGTAATCTTGTATGCACCCATATCAATATTTGCAGTAGGTGTTCCAACTGCGCTTAGGGCAAATTCAGATGGATCTACAGATATTGCTCCAGTATTGTCGTCATAATCAAGTCCGTTTCCAACGGCATTTCCGACAGCATCTTGAGCATTTTCATCTGTATATGTTACTGCACCTGTGAAGCTTAATGAATTAGCATTATCATTATATGTGATTGTGATATTTGTATGAGTTCCTGCTGCTATCGCTGCCGCCACAGCATCTTGAGCTCGCTCATCTGTAAAATATTGATTTGTTCCTTCTTCAATATCTGTTGTAGACAATGCATTAATTGCGCTTGTAATATCTGAAGTCAGAGCAAGAGTTCCAGTTGAATCTGGTAGTGTCAATGTGCGGTCTGCTGTTGGATCAGTAATTGTAAGTGTTGTTTCATGATCGTTTGCAGTTCCCTCAAAGACAATGCTTGAGTCCGAAAGATATAGTCCAGAAACTACTGGGGATGTCAAAGTCTTATTAGTAAGAGTATCTGATGTTGCACGTCCAACTAAAGTATCTGTTGCATCTGGCAAAGTTAATATATTATCTGCAGTTGGTTCTCCAACTGTCAATGTGGTTTCATATGAATCTGCAACTGCACCTTCAAATACTATACTTGCATCGGACAAAGTAAGACCAGAAACGACGGGGGATGTAAGAGTCTTATTAGTTAATGTATCAGTAGTATCAGTTCCAATAAGAGTTGTAGTGGCATCTGGAAGAGTAATTGTTCTATCTTGAGTAGGATCAGCTACCTCAAGAGTTGTTTCAAATGCATTTGCTGTTTCTCCCTCAAATATAATTGCCATTCCAGGAATAATTGCATCTTGATCTGCATTCAAACCAACTACGCCATTTACAGCGCCAATATCAGAAACCTCTACATATCCATTCAATGAGTTATTAAGGTCTGACGGTACAACGTTTGCATAGGCAGTAATTGAATTCCAAGGTGCGGAACCTGTACCTACTTTAAATTTAAGGGTATCTGTTTCAATACCAATTTCACCTGCTCGCAGTGTTGGATTTGCTGAAACCCAATTTGCGGCGGTGTCTCTACGAAGTTGAATTCTAACTGCCATTTTCTATGCTGCTCCTCCGTCAATTATATCATTATTTGGTGCTGATGCATAGGATGAACTTGCGCTTCCGCCATCCATGGAAACAATATAATTTAAATCAGAAACATATTGTCCATAGTCTACATGACGAACTAAGCCTTCTCCAGCATAGTGTTGGTGATCTAGTAATTCTTTAGGTCCAGCAACATCGTACCAAATTGTTCCATTATAAGTTTTAATTGTTTGTTCTGCTGTATCAAAATAAATTGAACCTTGTGATGGAGAGCCTGGTGCTGTATCTAATGCTTGAATTCCAGTTGCTGTTCCACCGCCTCCGCCTTGGCCAGTTCCAATTGCAGTCCAAGTTGTTCCATTATAAAATTTTAAAACATTTGAAGTTGTATTGTAATAAATGGCACCAGCTACCCCATCTGCTGGATCTGAAGCCAGCGAAGGTGGGGTAACAGGAGTTAGAAATTTTCTAGCCATTATTAGCCAACTACCACTACTCTGTATTCGTTAGAAGTTGGAGCAGCAGCAAATTTAATTGTTACTGCATTTGAATTTGTATGTTCTACGTCTGCCTCTACTTGTGCATACGGTGAGCCATTTTGGTAAACATGAACAGTTACGTCTCTTGTTCCAAAACTGTGTGTTACTGTATAGGATAAAGCAGTTCCATCTCCGACATCTGCTACATGCTTACGAACACCATATCCTGAAGCAAATGTTAGAGCGCCTGCGCTATGAGTAAGTCCAGTACCAACATTAATTCCAAGACCATTTGCATCTACAGAAAGACCACGAGAGGTGTCTGTCTTTACTTCAATTGCACCACCAGTATTGATAAGAGATGCATTTCCAGAAGTTGGAGTTACATCTGCACTAAATACTGAACCATTTAGAGTTAATCCAGCTCCTGCTGTATATGTTCCAGCTCCAGAGAATTGTGTAAAGCTAATTGGATCGCTACCAATTGTTGCTGGGGTTAAAGTCTGAACCCATCCTGTATTTGCATAATTGGTACCAGCTGATACGAAGATAAAGTCTCCAGACTTTACTTCTAGAGCAGTATCAAAATCTGTTGCACGAACTGCTGCTCCAGATGCCTGTACGACATAAATACCATTTTGTGATTGTGTAGTTTGTCCATTTACAAGAACACGATTTCCTTCAGCCAAGGTTACGCTATCGATTACATCGCCAGCTTCAAGGTCTGTAGACAAATCAATATTTGCTGCTACATAAACTCGTGCTGCTGCATGTACGTGTAGACCTTCTGCTACTGCGTCTACGTATGCCTTAGTTGCTGCATCTGTTGATGATGTTGGAGTTCCAAGATTTGTAATCTTGTTTGTTCCTGCATCTAGATTTGAGCTAAGAGCAGTTCCAGCTCCAAGAGTCTTATTTGTAAGAGTTTGAGTTCCTGAATTTGTAGTTACAGTTGAATCAATATCAAGTGTAAGAGTTCCTGCACCATCATTATATGTAGAATCTAAACCTGTTCCAGCGACAATTGCTGTTGAAATTTCATCTTGCACACGTTCTGCTGTATAGTATAGATTTGTACCTTCAGCAAGATCTGACGTAGTATGTGATGTGAACTGATCTGCTACTGCAAAATCAAGAGTTCCATCTGAATCTTCGTATGTTACTGTAATACCTGTTTCAGTATTTCCAGTTACCATTCCGCCAACGATATCCTGAATACTTTCTGAATTAAGGGCTACATTTCCACTTGTTACAGTAAAGTCTGTTGCGCTAAAAGATGCGATACCCTTATTCGTATCAGAAGCATCTTCTCCAGAAATTGTTAATGTATTTGAGTTATCATTATAGGCAATATCAATGCCTTCACCTTCAACAAAAGCTCCTGCAATTGCATCTTGTGTAGCTTCTGTAAAATCAGAAACTTGTGATGCTGTAATCGAAATATTTGTATCAGAAGCTGCAGTCAAACGTCCCTGCTGATCTACTGTAAATGATACCGTCTTGGATGCGGATCCGCCATAGCTTCCATGGGTAACTGTTGTATTGTCTAGATCGATTGTTGTTTCGCCAGAGGTATCGTTATATGTTGCTGTTAACGCAACTCCTCCTATTACGGAAGAGCCAATAATGTCTTGAATTACTTCTGTTGAACCAGAGGCTGGCACCCAATCAGTTCCATTGAAGAAGTACAAAACATTTGCTGTTGTGTTAAAATATACTTGACCTGCTACTGGCGTTGACGGCGCAGAGCTGAGGTTTTGGATAACGGCATTCTGAAGTTCATTTTTATTCAGATTAATGCCAGTTACGAATAATCTTGCCATTTTTTATCTCCTTACGACAGGTACGCTGTCCCTGCAAATGGTTGAGCCATTGTCAGTGTTATTTGGTTAATACTATTATAATCTATGCCAGTCTCCAAGACGTCTCCAGCACTTGTTTTTACTGTTACGTTTGGGTAAAAGCCTAAATTATGGTTTATCGTTACATATCTATTAGTTCCACTTCCTTGAACCTGGGCTAATTCCCAAGAAGCGACATATGCATAGTCAGCACCCTCTTGAATGAATTTTATAACAGTGGCACCAGACCAAGAAGTATCTGTTAGTTTTGGACCATAAAAGTCAGTTGTGGCTGTATTATAATAAAAGTCGCCTTCGACACCTAAATTATTTGAAGGTGCGCCAACGCCGTTCAATATAGTTTTTCCTCTAGGTCCTTGAGGTCCTGGAGAGGAAACAATTAATTGATTTACGGTTTCGTTTACTACTACCTTATTTTCTGACACTATATAGTCACCGATCTGCTAAGAGTTAGGAAACCCTCTAGGAGTTTTGTTTTAACTGCATTAGAATCGGTAAGCATTAAATCGTAAGAAGACTTTGGATAAAACAATTTATTTGTTTGAGTTGGTGTCATTCTAACGGTTAGCTTACCGTTAGGAGCATCTATTGTAATTCCGCCAGATGGTGAGGTTAGAGTAAAAGCTAATTTTGATCCGCCTTTTGTATCACGGACTTGTAGCTTTGCGGATGCACCAGTTAAAACGATTGGGTTATCGTTTGAATCTTTATACTCTACTTCAAATGTGAAAGTAGTATTTTGATCTACTTCCCAATTCTTTTGTACTGCCATTTGCGAAAATCTCCTAAATAGGAAAACTCCTATGCTCATTTTAGCACAGGAGTCTTCCTAATTACTTATTAAATTATGCCTTCTTGGTAAATCCAAAAGCTGGCTCATTTGTATTGAGTGCCTTCAAAATTACTGGCAATACGGCTGCGATACCACCCTTAAGTAAATCTCCTGGGTCAGTATTTCCAGTCATGTAAAGAGCAATTGCCGCACCTAGAAAGTGACGACCATAGCTTGCTAACGCTGCTAGAATTTTCTCTTGCATTGTTACCTTTCCATCATTATTTAGATCTTGGTTCATTAAGATCCTCCTATCACTGGGCACGGTGCCCAGGAATTTTGAGGTTTCCCTCAAATCTATTGTAGCACTAAGCTGAAATATCTACAATCTCGCAATTACCGTCAGAGGTACATGCTAATGTTTGTGTTCCGCTTGTTCCATCCTCTGTTTCATAGAAAGACAAGTCTTCCCAACGAATAGAGCTAGGCATTTTTGAAAGCAGAGATTCATATTCTTCTTTTGTTACTTCTTGGTATGGAGCTTGCTTGTATGAATGATCTGAATGAGGCAGGAATGAAATACCTGAAACTTCATCAAAATGCTTATATACCCACGCTCCCACTTCCATCCATTCATCCTCTTTAACTGATACAGTAATTGATGGCTTATGCTCACACCATGCACGTTGATAAACAAGCCAGGTATTTAGATGATCAATTGCAGTCAAATCATTTCTTACAATTGCACCTTCTGGTGCCTTTACTGGAAATGAAAACACATAAGTGTCGTTTGGCTTCATGAAATCATCTTCTACTGGAATTCCGACTTCTTTTAGGAATGTTGAAAGTGGGTCTTTCTTATCTCCACGAACTGTGCGAATATAATACTCTGAATGCCATGCATGCATTCCAGAAGATACTCCTACAAGTTGTGACACTGTTCCTGAGGGCTTTACACAAGTTATAGCTGCAGACTCATTGATTCCAATTCTATCTGCCTCCGCCTTGTTGATAAATCTTGCAACTTCTCTAATATCTTCCAAGAATTTTCCAAGCTTATTTAGATCTTCCTTTCCAGACATAAACTTATGTCCGAACTGTCCTGTGAGAGAGACTCCAAGTAGGCGTTCTTCTTCAGTGTTATCTTTCCAAATCTTACGAAGATATTTAAAGTCTGTAAGAGTTGACTGCCATGTTCCAAGAACTGTTGCCAACTTTACCTTATTTTCAATATCCTTCAATGAGTCATTCTCACGAATTACAACTTCTGATAGGTTGCAAAACTGATAAGGGCGAAGGATAATTTCTGAGCAAGGGTTAGTTCCGTAATGGATTTCAGGGTCTCTACGTCCCCATCTTGCTGCTTGCTTTTGAGCAGCGGCAACATTGTATATGCCACGCTCACCTGATTTTGAGTCATATAGATTCTTCCATTCCGCAATAAACTGCTCCATTTCTGGTTTGCGAGAATATGCTACTGAATTGTTTGATAATGCACGTTGTGTATTGTTTTCCCACCAGTTGCCAGATTTTGCTGCTGCCATTTCGATATCGTTAATGTTAGAAAGAGAGATCATCGCAGAACGACGAACACCACCAACAACAACAACTTCGCCAATCTTACACATAATGTCATGGGCTTCGATAGGCTTTAATTGACGACCTGCTGCTCCTTTAAACTTTGCGATTGTAAAATCAAAAAGGTTGATTAATGGCTGTGGTCCAGAAGAACGTCCGCCCATTGTCTTAAGGCGAGCTCCTGCTGGGCGAAGCTTTGATACATCAATTGCTGGAATTTGTCCTGCCCACAACATTGCAAGCAGTTCACGATAAGCCTTTGCCCAACCAGTCTTTGAATCTTCAACGACGATTACAGTTGTAGATTTTTCAAATGACTCTGGGACGGCAGGAAGTTTGTTAACGTACTTATATTCAACAGAGAATCCGACACCAGTTCCACACATTAAAATGTACATTGTTTCATCAAATGATCTTGGTGAATCAACTGGTACGAATGAGCAGTTGTATCCTGCAACATGGTCTCTATCAAGAGCAGCACCTGCAGTCATTACTGCTCGCATTGAAGGCATTACATTTCTGTCATATACTGCTTCTTTTAATTCATCTACAAGCTTTTTATCTGGTGAGTAGTTAAAGTTTTTCTGTAGGTGATTTAACATAAAGTCAAAATAACGATCTACAGTTTCTCCCCACTTTTCACGACGATTCTCATCTGGTATCCATCTTGCATACCGAGATAAAGCAATAAAATTTTCATATGGGTTTTCAATAACTCTTGACATGTAGCACCTTTTCTCCGCCTTGCGGTTAAATTTAAAAAATAGATAGAGTCTTATTCTAGCAAACTTTATTTATGATGGGAAGGGTTTAAGAAAACTTTTTAAAGATATGATCAAATGCATTATTGGTCAACTGATTCCAATTGTATTCTTTATGTATTTCAGTTGACTGAGCATAATAGTATCCTGAATATGCATTAAAGTTAATTGATACATCTCTCATAAGTTCAAGTAGATGTTGATAGTTTGGTTCATAAACTTTTCCTTCATGTGGAAATGGCCAAGGAGAATCTATCAATTCCGACTTTAATTTTAAAGGTCCTAGATATTTTTGATAATGTGCCCAACCATCTGTACAAATTGTTGGCATGCCAGTAGCTAATGCTTGTAATGGTATAAATCCAAATCCTTCACCATAACTTGGATAAATTAATACATCATGATCATGATATAATTTAACTAATTCTTCTGTACTCATATCTTTATCTATTATATATATATTATTATATAGAACATTTGGTAAACCTATTATATTCTTATCTATATAGTTATTATATATTCTAGTAGTATTATGTTTAAAGACTTTAAGTGTTAATGAATACCTCGGATCATTACCAAAAAGTTTCGCAAAAGCATCAACAACCATTTGGCCCGCCTTTCTTGGCGCAGGTTCACCAACATGTAAAAACTTTATCACTCCATTATCTCGGCGGCGGCGGGGCTGCCAAACAGAATCAATTCCATGTGGAAAAACACGAACATCTTTATACCCATTATCCTCAAAAACATTTGCACACCAATCAGAAGTTGTCCATATCTCATCAACTAAACTTAATGTCTGACGCCATCTTTCAGGTATTACAGTTGATTCCCATGGAGTATAACTGATTTGATATTGATTCTTATGTAACTTAAAATAATCTGGTTGTGAAAAATTTAATTGAACTGGAGCTTTTGATGTTTGAAATCCAACATTATTTCCTAAATTATTTAATGAATCTACTATTTTTGTGCCAGCATGACCATAACCATTGTTGGTTTTCATGTTTATTATCGGTGTTGAAAATGAAATTAACATAATATTTTCTGGTCAACTAGCTTGACACCTTTTGTCAAACAATGCTACTATTATAGTTCGTTATCTCTAAAGGAGGAAATGCCAATGGAGAATATAAAGCAAAAGCTGAGCGATGTGGCTCATAGTTGGACTGCTATAGGAATGATAACATTGTTTCTATTCGGAGTCCAGCCTTCACCGATGCCAAACGCACAAGCTGATGTTGTTGAACAGAAAACGGTTCAAGAACAAAAACAAGAAGCAAAACAACTGAAAAAAGAAACGCTGGAAAAATTCAGCAATACTGTGTACAAGTCTTCACAGATGCTTACAGATAAAGAGTTGCTGCAACTACTCAAAGCTGTAGGTTTTGAAGGCAAAGCCCTTAAACTGGCTTGGGCAGTTGCAAAGTCGGAGTCCAATGGACGACCAATGGCTTACAACGGCAACAGGAATACTGGAGACAGTTCCTACGGAATTTTTCAGATCAACATGCTGGGAAACCTTGGCGATGATCGCAAAGAAAAATTCGACCTGAGATCAAACGTACTATTATTTGATCCAGTAATTAACGCAGAGATAACGTACTACATGACCCAGGGCGGAAATGACTGGAGTTCATGGTCATCCATGAAAAATGGATCGGTTGGCAAATGGCTAGCCGAATTTCCTAATCAATAGGAGAAAGTCATTGAAGATACAAGTAGTATCTAAATATTTGGCTTTAGCAGAAGAGGGCCTTGTGTCTAAATTGGATTGCCCAATGGACCAAGGCCTTCTAATGCCTAACCAAACAATAGATGATAAAATTTACCTGTATTGTCTTTCTTGTGAATATAAAAAGGATTTAGGATTGGACCTTTATGGAAAAATGGAACAAGCAGTCAGATCCAACTGACGGCGGGATTATAGAAGAAACTGATTCAATGGGTAGAGAAAAATTCTGGGAAGATTTAGGTAGAGCAAATGAGTGATCAAGAAGAGAAGCAGGACTTATCAGAAAACCTGGATATGGTCAATTATATTATGCTTCACCGTATTTATGATGTAATGACTATTATCGCCAGTAAATTAGTAGGAACAGAAGAAGTAGACAAGATGATTAAATATCATGACCAAGGATATTTATTGGGTCCTGCCCCATCATATACTCCACAAGAAGAAAATGAATAAATTATATATCGATCAAATTACTCGATATATGAATAATGCTCGTCTTCAATTTCAGAATTACTATGATGATCAGGCTATGGCAACTGGGGCCATGCAGTGGTTTATTCAAAGGCTCGAAAAAGAGCTAGGAAATTGCCACGGCGTAGAAAACGGTAGATGCCAGTTCTACTGGAAGCATGATGATTGCATCCGTCTAATGGCCCTTCTAGCCGATTTAACGGGGGATGAAAAATATAATATTAATAACGCAAAAGGTAGCTCCTGGGATTAAAAAGTAGTTGACTTAAAAAATAAGATATGTGATACTTAGAAATGCACGGGTCGTAGCATCCCACCGTTTGCTCCTCGTGCATGTGCTTCGGCGCAGCAGAACCCAATTGGATCCGCCTCCGATTGGGTTTTGTCCTTTATATAGTGCAATTGCATCGCATTGCAAAAAATAAGTGCAAAATGCAGTGCTTCGGCGAGAGAAGAGAACAATATCAAATATAGCGGTATAATATCAATATGGCAGTAAATCACGGAATTATTCAAATAGGTGCAACAGCTACATCACTTAGCAATTGGCACATTCAAAGATCAGAGTGTTCTATGATCATTAAGAATATTTCCTTCAATAACGTCTACATTGGCGCAGGCCATGTAACCACAAGCAATTATGGATTTCGGCTTTTGCCAGAACAGACTTTAAGTATTACACTTGGACCATATGATGAAATCTATGGAATAACTGAATCTACGGCGGAAGTTTCAATATTGGTATTGGAGAACTAATGGCAACATATATTAATGCTACTTCGGGAATACCTCAGTATTCTCCTTCTACTCCCGCCTCTTTCGGATTTGATTCATTTGGTAGAACTAAGACATCACAACCATATACGCTATTTGATAATCAACATAGGTATACATCAGGAGATGAGTTTAGTGATATTACTTCTGGTACTGCCGCCGTTTCTTTTTTAGAGAATGAATCTACAGATCTCTTTACTATTGGAACATCTTCGGGGGATAAGATTTATAGAGAGTCTAAGAAGTGTTTTCCATACCAGCCAGGAAAAGCTTTGACAGTTATGCAAACCTTTGTGATGGCTCCAACAAAGACGGGGCTTCGCCAAAGAGTTGGCTACTTCTCCCGTCAAAATGGAGTATATCTACAACAAAGTGGAAGTACAGTATCAGTTGTTCGTAGAACATTTACAAGTGGTGCTATTGAAGAAGAGATAGTAAATCAAGCTAATTGGAATGTCGATACAATGAATGGACTTGGTCCTAGTCGACTACATTTAGATTTAACTAAAGCACAGATTCTATTTATGGAGTTTGAATGGCTTGGGGTGGGATCGGCAAAGGTAGGATTTGCTGTGAATGGTCAATTTATTACAGTACATCAGTTTAATCACGCTAATATTATAGATAAGGTTTATATGACTACTGCTACCCTTCCGCTTCGATATGAGATTGAAAATATTGCAGCTACAGCAAGTAGCAGCGCAATGAAGCAGATATGTGCAACAGTGCTATCCAACGGCGGATACGATAGAAAGCCAGAAGTATGGTCAGCATCTAGAAATACATTATTCCAGAACGTTGGCACAACCTTTGTTCCACTTGCTGCAGTGCGACTAAAAGCTGGCAGAATGGATTCTGTAGTGCAAATTGCTAGAGTAAATATAGCTACAACAAGTAACAATTTGTTCGAATGGGCTTTACTTAGAAATCCAGCAATAACTGGAGGAACCTGGGTAGAAAATACTCCAACACAAGATACTGAGTATAATATTACAGCTACATCTCTAACAAATGGAATTGTTGTACGTAGAGGATTTTTGGCGGGGTCTAATCAAAATAACGCAGCAACAGATCTAGAGATAGAAAACAGCTTTGATCTTCAATTAGGTAGAACTAACTCAGATACCCCAGTATCAGATATATATTGCCTAGCTATAAGAACAATATCATCT